GATCGGGATGAAGGCTTCAGCGTCGTGCGTGCGGTCCCCGATGATTCGGAAGGTGTTCGGTTGCACGATGCGAGCCTGATGCCCGGACATTGGCGTGAAGTGGCCACCACGAGCCATAGGAAGTAAATTGCCGAAGCTATGGCCGTAGGTGATGCCGCCCCTGGCCATCGGTTCTAGGATCGACCCTGCGGCCTGGCCCGGTGGTGTGCCGGTAGTCACATAATTTGTGGTAACCGTAACAGTTTTGTCATGCAAGTTATCAAGAGCTGACTGGACTTGTTGAATTGCCTGCAAAGCTTGCTGGTTGTTGACAATAATGTTGATGTTTTTATCGACTAGCCCTTGTAATGCTGTCTGCACAGCTTGAATCTTTTGCAGCGCGTCATCATTGTTAGCCGTAATATTGAATGTTTTATCGACAATAGCTGTCAGCGAATCAGTAACGGCCTTAATAGCAGTTGACGCATTGTCGGTGGCGGTAATGTTTACCGTTTTATCCTGAAGACTGCCCAAACTGGTGTTAGCTTGCCCAACTCCGGTTTGCACACCACCTGCGTCAGCACCGATCTTTACGGTGTAGGCCTTGTTAGCGACCGCGCTAGCTGTCTGGTCGGCCTGCTGAGCAGTTTGAACCAGATTTGCCGCATCACCAGCGAACTTAGTGAGCCATTCTGGCACAACACCTTGGATTGCTTGCTTGCCTTGCGTGGCCGCAGCGATAAGAGCCGCGCCATCAGCATTCAGCGTGGTGTTGTGAGTTTCGGGTACTTGCTTTACTGCCGCAGCGCCCTGCTGCGTCATATTCAACAGGCCTTGCACGTCGCCTAGAAACTTAGTAACCCAGTTGCCGGGTACAGCGGTGATATTGTGGCCGACCTGAATAGCTACTGGGCTAGCATTGTCACTTGCCGAGAAGTTGATCGGTGGTGGTGGCTTAATTCCCTGAATTTCCGCGTTTAGACCTTGAACCCCTTGCTTAGCAGCATCAATACCCGAGGTGTTGGTCATCGCCTTTTGAATGTCATCCCAGTCTTGACTTAGCGCTTTCCACGCCGCGTCCATTCCTGAGAAGTCGCCCGTTTCGATCTTATTGATAAGGGTTTCAAAGTCTTGAATAAGTTGCGGGCCTTTGGCAAGTACGTTAAACAGGTTGGTGATAACCTGAATAACACCAGAGACACCCGTAATGACAGCTTCCCAGTTAATCTGCTTCAGTGCATTACCGAATGCTTGAATAGACTGAGCAATGCCGGGCCCTAGGGCTTGTCCAGCTCGACCTGCAATGTCAATAAGTTGCTGGAATACCGTATTAGCTTGCTGTCCAATTGTCGTCAGCGCTGGTGTAATGCGTTGAATTGCCTGGCTAATCTTATCGATAGTAGCCGATATATCGATCTTGCCGCCCAACTCAACAAATGCGTTACCGATTGAGCCGATGAGCCCGATAATTGACTGCGTAACAGATCCAGCTTTAGACATCAGAGTATCCCAGGCGCCGCCAGCTTGTGTCACATACTGGCGGAACTGGGTGATGCCTTGGTTAATGGCCTGCAAAGTTGCTTGGAACGCGCCTGTTGAGTTGGCCTTGTTCCATAGGTCAACAAATAGCCCAGCAAGGTTACCGATGGTTCCGATAATCTGCTCAAGCGCTTGTTCGGCTTGATTAAATATGGTGGTTAGCTCACCGCTTTGCCGAGCCGCCGCAGTCCACGCATTCCACTTTTGCACGCCGTCATCGAGGAACTTGGCAAACCGGTCTACGGCTGGTTGTGCGGCCATAACAACATTGATAAATCCTTGGAAGGCGTTCTTTGCTGCGTCGCCGAATACCTTGATATTCTGCGCTGCCGAAGATAAAAACTGCTGAAGATCACTCTTAAACGATGATGACTGGAACAACTGAGCAAAGCTATTTGCGACTTGCGAAACCGCCGAAGTAATCTGCGGTACCACGGCTTGAATAACTGGAGCCAAACCCTTAAATGAATTTAGCAAATTCTGAATTGCTGGCTGCATTTGCGAGCGAATAGAATCGATGACCGGCTGGAAGGCGCCCTTCAGCTGATCCATCGTGTTCTTAAATTCCATGCCGCTCTTGCCGCTATTGCTGAACCCGATGGCCAGCGTGGCTAGGCCGATGCCGATGGGCGCGAGCAAACCCGGCAGCAACCCGAGAGACTGAACCACCGGGACGATGCCGGAACCCAGAGCAACGGCAGCACCACCAAGCTGTCCAAGTGCACCGCCCGCAACAGCTACCGCACCTGCCAACAGGCCTAGCTGTGTGACCGCAAGAGAGATGCTGGCGGTTGCCGAGGCTAACGCGCCGAAAGCACCACTAGCGCCTGAAGCAAGAGCTGAGAAGGCTTGACCGGCAGACGAAATAGAAGACCCGATGCTGGAAATAGCATTCCCTAGACCAGAGATGACCCCGACACCGCCACCGATAGCGGAAATAAAGTTACCTACGCTGGAAACAGCACCGCCGAATCCCGAGACGACCGGACCGAGTGCACCGGATATAGCCTTCAAACTATTGCTGAATACATTGCTGTCACGGCCTAGGCCGCTCAGTGCTGCGCGAAATGCCGTAGCTTTCGCGGTTGCTGCACCAGTATCCAAGTTCACATTGATATGGACATCCCGAAGCGTATCTAGTTTTGCCTTTAGCTCGGAGATCTTGGCACTGACCGCAGCAGTATCGGCATCAAAATTTAACCGCTGTGTTTTAAGATTACGGGCTTCTTCCTGCAATGCCTTGAGTTTTGCTTCAGCTGCGGCAATATCCGCGTCAACTTTAACGCTTGTTGGCTGAGACCGAAGCCGACGCAAATCATTCTGAACATTGTTGATTTCAGCCCGAACTCGTGCCGTATCCACAGTAATCTGAACACGGGCATCCTGCAAACGCTGTAAGTCGGCTTGAAATTCTTTGAGCTTCGCTTCAGCTTCCCGGATATCAATTCTTATGTTCGGGTTTGCCTCAGCTCGACTAAGCCGATTGATCTGGTCTTCCAGATTATTGACTTTGCGGGACAACTCATCAAGCCCACGGCTCATTCCACCGTCGCGCCAGTTAACATTAACGTCGAAATTAGTCATGCTGCTTGGCAGCCCTCTCTCTCAAAACATCGACGTAAGTTAACAAGACGCGCTCGTCTAAAGCCGCTAATGATTCAAAAGGTAAATTGGTGACAACGCTCAGCTCTACGATGAATCTCGTGATTGAGCCTCTGAGGTAGGGCCCAGGCTTTGTGATTCCTCAGGAATAACCTCTTCAATGTCCATGACAGCGTCAAGAAAATCTTCAAAACTGAGATTTTCTTTGCCTTGTCGAGTAGCGGCCAGCCATGCCATGTAGTAGTTCTGTTTCATGGTGTCCATCTTGGACAGTGGCACACCAAATTCCTCTTCGGCCTTCACCTGCGCAGCCGGATTGATCCGAACTTCGATAGGCTCTTTTTCAAAGTACCAAATGCGGATAGGATTTGCCCGTGGCATTATCCACCAGCCTCTCTGACAATCTTATTTATGCCTTGACCAAATTCCCGCCGCACATCGGGATCAAGAGTGTCTACTACCCGGGTCCACCAACCCGGAGTGACCGATTCGCTATACCAATGTCCGCGATTGCCGAACAATGGGTGAACAGTTTCACCTTCGTCTAGCCCCTGAAGGTTGTATTGCGAATTAGCTGTAAGACGTGCGCCCGTTGCTAGCTGTCGGGTCGTAAATCTTAGATCAAATGCCACCGCTCTATTAAGTCCGCCTCGGTGCGGCAACGTGCGTAGCGCTGAACCCTTCAACTTGGTTTGCAAAGGGCGTAGCGTACGCATCGCTGCCGCATTCAGCTCCCGAGGAACCAGTGCTGAAGCACTATGCAGTCGAGCTGCGCCGCTGCGAAGGTTGCTTCGGATTTGAACTGAGGCCATCAGACAATGTTACGAGTTAATGCACCAGCAGCACGGAACGGAATTGTAATAGTAGATACGTCACCTACTGAGCCATCTAACGGCGTGTACCGAGATACCAGAACAGATCCCGTGTACTGCGGGTTGGTAGCACTGTTAGCCGCGCTGGTCGGGTTAACTGAAATAGTGGTCGTGGTGGCGAACAGCGGCCACAAAGTAGCGTCAACTGCTGCCGCAGTGAAATCTTGGTTAAAATCGCACTCCACCGACCAGTCTTTAAGACCCGCAATCATGGCCTTATACCCATTACCGCCCATAGCGGTAACATCCTGCTCGTCTACCTCAATATTGAGCGTGACCTTGCGTACGTAAGTCGAAAGATTAACCGAGTTGATAATAACTTTCGCATCGGTTAGAACTGTTGCTGCCATTTACTGAACTCCTACACTTCCGACGAGATTAAAAGTGCCCGTAACCGCAGACGCGTTAAGCCGCCAGAATGAATCTGTGATCGCGCTAGCATCTACTCGGGTAAGCCACGTGCCGCCAGTAGTTGTGATAGCCGGGAAAGTGGCCCGTGTGGTGTAGGTACCACCCACCGTGGCCGAGGACTGAACCTGAATGGTGATGGTCGTGCCTGCGCTGAAAACATGAACAACGCCGTACAGCCATTTGCCTGCGCCGCCAGCACCAACCTGCTGGGGGGTACCGATAACACCCGTAGCCGAGACGTTTCCTCGGGCCTTGAGAATCATTCCGCGCACCAAGCCGACAGTATTGGACCCGAGTGCGTGGATATTGAATGGGTTGACATCACCCACCGCGCCGAACCATTCAAGCTTGGTCCGAGCGGACTGGAACAGGTAAATTTTGGAACCTTCGGTAGAGGTAGCCCCGATAGAAGTAGGCTGGTCGAATACCGAGAAGTTGGTGAAGTTTGCCGCGTCGTTGTTATTCAGCGTTGACGCATCCCACCAGCCGTCTACGTCGGCTTCCACCGACCGAAGACCACCGATAATAGTCTTATACCCGTTGTTCCCGAATACTGTGGCGTCTTGCTCGTCCACCTGAGCATTCAGCGTTACTTTGTTAGACGAGCCAGTAAAATCAAAGTCATTGATATAAATGACGGCATCATTAAGAACTGTTGCGGCCATTAGCCCGCCTCGTTAACCTTGTCGATAGTCTTAGCGTCAGTCTTTCGGGCAGGCTCGACATGCCCGCCATCGATCAACGCCTGAACATTGGTCACGGCGGGGTCAAGCTCAACC